GTCTCGTACAGCTCGGCCTCGAGGATGGTGCGCTTTGGCGGCTCGGCCGTGTCGTCCCACTCCTGCTTGGTCGCGCGGAAGCCGAACGACATCCCCGAAATGTCGCCGCGGTCGATCTGCACCGCCAGATCGCGCCCGTCGCTCGTGTCGGGCAGCGGGTTCTCGAAGGCGAGGCCCTTGGTATCGGACCGAAGCGTGAGCGTTCCCGCGTTCTTTCTGCCGACGATCCGCGCGGTATCGTGGCTGTGGATCGCGATCACGTCCCGCTGCTGCAGCGACTTGTCGAACGCTCCCGGCGCGATCTTCTCGGTCCAGAGACCGTAGATGTCGGCCTCTCGGTCATAGAGCACCGCATAGCCGGTGGCGGTTCGTGTTTCCGCTTCCGAAGCAGCGAACCGAAGTTCGAGCCCCTCGGTAAGCGCGCGAACCTCGCGGCCGTCAGTCTTCGCCTTCGGTGCCGCCATCGGCGCCTTCCTTCTCGTTGTCGTTGAGCGGCGGACCGCCGTTGTGGCCGATCTGGCTGGGCACCGTGCCAAGCGGCACCGTCGCCCCCTGGATGTAGAGCTTCGCGCCGGCGCCGGACGGGTCGGGCGGGCGCTCCTCGAGCGCGCGCGCCTCGTCCGGCGTCAGCTGCCCCGTCATGATCGCGCGGGCGATGCCCTCGATCCGATCCTTGAACGCGCCGCGCTGCATGCCGTCGAGGTTGTGCTTCACCTTCCGACTGCGCCGGCGCTGCCCGAACAGCTTCAGGTTGAGCTCGTCCTCGAGCGCCTTCGCCCACTGGCCGATCACATGCTTCACCAGCTGCAGATCCTGCTGCTCTGTGTTGCTGAACGTGCCCTTCGACAGATCCTGCAGGAACACCGGCGGCAGCCCGTACAACCGGGCGATCTCCTGAATCTGGAACAGCCGCGCTTCGGTCATATGGCCCTTGGCGGGCTCGATTCCGACCGGCTTCAGCGCGTGCCCGGGGGGCAGCCCGAAAAATGGCAGCCCGCTCTTTCGCGCCAGTTCGATCGCGCGATCGATATCGCGCTGCGCACGCTTGAACGCGTCCGCGCCTTGCGGCAGCGGCCCTTCCAGCGCCAGCGGCGGCAACCCGCCGCTCGCGAAGAAGCCGCCGGCGAAGTCGTTCATCGCGATTGCGAGTGCGATCGCCTTTCGCCCGAGATGGATGGGGCTATACGCGCCGATCAAGTCGCTCTTGGGCATGAAGACGACGTCGATCACGTCGGCCGCGCGATACTCGATGCCTTCGAAGCGGTACAACTTGCGCCCGCCGCGCCGCAGCACCGTCGTCAGCTTCGGGTCCATCGGCCAGATCGCGAGCGGCTGCCCCTTCCCGCCGCGTTCGATCCAGCTCATCCCGCGGCCGCCGGTGAAGACCTGCTGCCATTTGTGCCGCCGCCATTCGAAACTCGAAGTCTCTTCGTTCGGCGCTTCGTTCAGCAGCATCGCGAGGCCGCCGTCGACCTTGTCCCCGCCCTCGCCGCCGCGGTACGCGTGGAGCGGAAGGCTCGCCAACGCGCGGGAGAGGAACCCCACGGCGCATCCGACCGCGGGCACGCCCAGCGCCGCGTCGATGGAGACCGGAGGAAGCGCGTTGCTCCGATCGAGCATGCCGAGCATCGCCAGCAGCGCTTCGGGATTCTCGCTCAGCCGGTGCGCGGGATCTTCCAGCGATCGGCGCTCGGCCGATCGGGCGCGATAGGCATCGGGCGAAATGGTCACTCTCCCTCGGCGCGCGCGATGGAGAATTCCGGATCATCCCAGGGGGAAGTCATCTCCTGCTCCTCCTCCTGTTTCATCGCGACGCCGAGAGCGCCGATCAGTGCGACTGGATTGTCGATCTTCGCTTCGTCGCGCGGCTTGCGCGGATAGACGTTGTCCTTCGCGTCCGCCTGAGCGACCACGTTGTTCATTTCCCACTCCATCACCGGGCAACCGCCGTGGGCGATCGTCCCGGCGCGGGTGAGCGCGTCGAGTTCCTTCATCGGCTCGCTGAAGTTCAGGACGTTCGGACGCATTTCGAGGACCGGGAAGCCCTCTTTCTGCATGGTGGTGACCAGATACGTGGCCTGGTGTGGATCGTAGGCGACGCATTCCAGCTGGCACATGCTGCGCACCTCGCGCAGCACTTCCAGTATCTCGTCATAGTCGATGATGTTGCCGTCGGTGACGGTAAGCAGTCCCTGCGCGTCCCACGCCTGATAGGCCGAGACTTTCAGCACCGTTTCTTCGGGCAGAAAGTAAAACCCGATCCGGATGTATGGATCGTCTGTCGTCGCCTTCCCGCCGATCGGCAGAAACAGCAGCTCCAGCGCGGCGATATCGACCTTGGAGGCAAGGTCGAGGCTGCCGATGCAGCGACGGCCGCGCAGCCAGTCCAGCACCAGCGCCTCGCGCGCCCGCATCGGTAGTTTCTCGAGGCGGCACTTTCGCCACGCCTCGATGTCGAAGAACGCCGACTTCGCCGCGACCCAGAGATTGAGGTGCTTCGTCTTGAAGACACCCGCCTTGCGCGGCGTAGCGATCGCGTCGCGCTGGCGGGCCTTCAGGAAGTCGGCCGATACCGAGACGTCGTAGTTCGGGTTCGCCTTGCGAAGCGCCGCCTCGCTCCGCCAGTCGTCCTCCTCGTCGATCGTGTATTCGACGAAGAAGGTTTCGTCGTCGAGCGGCGGTCCGCCGTTGTGCCCGATGCCGGCGAGCTTCTCGCGCTCCTCCTGGATCGCCGCGTAACAGGGGCCCGCGAGATTGTCGCCGGCGGTGGTGATCAGCAGCTGCAGGGGCTGGTCGCGCGCACCCATGCCCGTCTGCATGGTGTCGACCTGCCCGTCGTCCGGGTGCTCGTGATACTCGTCGTGGATCGAGCAGCTCGGCGACTGCCCGTCGCCCGGATCGCCGATGATTGTCTCGAACTTCGAATTGTCGCCGACGCGCACCAGCGACTTGGCGTTCACCTCGACGCCGAACTTGCGGAGCAGCGCCGGCGTGCGCTGCGCCATCAGCCGGGCCGGGCCGAAAACCTCCCACGCCTGCTTCTCGTTCGTCGCGCCCGAATATACCTCGGCGCCGAACTCGCCGTCGGCGCAGAACATGTAGAGCGCGACGCCGGCGGCCAGCGCCGACTTCCCGTTCTTGCGCGGCACGACGACGAACAGCCGGCGAAACCGCCGCAGTCCGCCCGCCTTGCGCAGCCAACCGAAGGTGCAGGCGAGGATCCACACCTGCCACGGCTCGAGCCGCAGCGTCTCCTTCGCCCGCGCCCACTTGCCCTTCGAATGCGGCAGCCGCTCGATGAACCGGCAGGCACGCGACGCCTTCTCGACGTCGAACCGGAACGGGAAATCCCTCGACCGCTGCAGCTTGAGTTCGTCGAGGAACCGCTGCGCCTGAAGCCGCACCGACTTACACGCCGGTATCCGCCCCCTTACGACGTCGCGCGCATATCCCTCGGCGATCGCCTTGTAGTCGCGTGCCTCCACGCCACGCTACGGCTTCACGCAGAGCTGAATGAAGTCCCAGGCCTCATGGGCGCGACAGCTGCCTCGAGTGCAATCCCAGTAGGCGTGGTCGACGTCGGCGGCGGGGACCACCGCGCCCGTGTAGTATCTGAAGTTCTCGGGCGTCGCGAACCGGATGGAGCGAGGCTGCCTACCCATCCGCCGCAGCTGGTTCCGGCAGTAGCTGGCGAGTTTCTCGTTCGGCACGAGGAAGATGGACCCGTCCGGCAGTGCTTGAAGTTGCCGCCACGTGCGCCCCGAGTGGCGCGCGCCGTGGAACTGGACCACCTCGCCCATGCTCACGCTCCTCAGAAATCGTCGAAGTCGCCGGCCTCGGGCTTGTGCCCTGAAGCGATCCGCAACGCGGCCGACGGGTTGAGCATCAACTCGCCCAGGAGCGACTGCGCCTGCCGCATCGCGTCTGACAGCATCGCCACCTCGGGGCGCGCGCGGATCATCAGGCCGGTCGCCGTGGTCGATTCGTAGGTATCGCCTTCGACCTCGAGCACTGCCTGCAGCCGCTGGATCTGCTCGAGCCGGAGCGCCAGCAACGCGACGTGCTCGGCATAGTGCGGGCTCGCACGCTTCTCCGCCTCGAGCATTCCGGCGATCGTTGCGAAGTGCAGCTGCGCCAGGTCGGACAGATGCAGCGGCGCGATCATCGGCCCGCTGCCGGGCTCCACACCGGGGACCGCGAGCTCGCGATCCGGCCGCGCCGTTCCCGCCAGCGCCTTGAGCGCCGGTTCCTTTCGTCTCCGCCCCGCCCCAGGCCGCGGCCCGCCACTTGCCACTGTGCGGCCCTCCGCCTACCCTCGCCGCCGACCGGCGAACTTTTTCCCTTTTGAAATCGCCCGCATAAAAACGAGGCTACTCCGTCGGTGTCCGGGGCGGTTGCTCTGGACCCTCGACCCTCCCCCCCCGGGGGTCAGCTCTTGCGAATCAGGAGTTGCAGCGCCGGCGCTGCTCGGCGTCTTCGGCCCGCTCCGCCTTCGACTTGGCGTCGTGGCATGGTGTGCAGAGCCCTTGCTTATTCGAGCGCTCGTCGCTCCCGCCGCGGCTGAGCGGCGTGATGTGATCGATCACGTCGGTCGCCACGCTTAGCCCAGCCTCGAGGCACTTCCGGCACAGCGGCTCTTCGGCCAGCACCTGCGCTCGATCGCGCTGCCCGGCGCGGCCGCGCTTGCGCCGATCGGCTTGGAACGGCTTGCGCCGCCACGGCTCGCGAGGGCGCCAGCCCGGCGGCCGATACGTGGGCGGCTGCGCAGGCATCGTCAGATCAGATTGCCCGCCAGGATGGCAACGCCGATCACAAGCGCGACCGTCGGTCCGCCGCCGATGATCCGCCGCGTATCTGCAGGCGATGCGCTCGACATGCGGGCCGCGAACTGTGCGAGCAACCAATAGCCGATCAGCCCGGCCGCGAGCACATAGTCGAGATTGATCCAAGCCGTCAGCATCTCGCCTCTCCCGTCCGCGCCACTGTCAGCGCCTCGATCATCGCCACGGTCTCGCCGTCGGCCGAACGCTTCGACACCACGCCCATCGATGCCAGCAGATGCCTGGGCAGCTTCAGATCGAGCTCGGCGAGATCCTGCAGCCATCGATCCAGCGCCGCCGAGCTGGCGGCGACGATCGTCAGCATGTGTTTCCCGCCGTCAAACGTCGCGGATCGCCACGACGTGCAGGCGCTGGCGCTCACGCGGTAG